CCTATTGGCTCAAATGAATAAGTAATTTTCTTTTGACTTTCTAAAATAGTAGCTACTTGCAAAATAGGGTAACGCTTAGTTAACCAATCAGTGTACTGAGCATAAATTTCATTAGTAATACCTTGATTATCTAGCTCTGTAGTTAATTGAGCGCATAACAAAAACGGTTCTATTACTCCACCGTTCCAAAGGTTAGCACCATTGTTTAAGAAACCAAAGTAATACATTGCTATAATCTGAATTTCTAAGTTACCTAAAGCGGGTACCTTTGCATTGATCCTTACACTTTCGTATAGCGTACCGTAATCAATTAAACCTTCCTTTACGCAAGGCCTCACTATTGTAAGAATAGGACCCGCCTGTAGTGTCTAAAGTACATTAAATTCACCGTTGTTTGCGTATGCCATTTTATAAGTTTATTATTACTTCATAACCTAAATTTTCGTATGCTAGTTTAGCGTACTTGTGTGCCATCTCTAAAGATTGCAATTCACCTGGTTCTAAAGTAGCGTTTATATTACCTGCGGGTATATCGGTATATAATAACATACCTTGTGTATAAGTTTCACCATTTACATAAGTAGCTACTGAAATTTCTAAAGTAGTACCGTTTGCCCTAGCTGCGAATTCTAATCTACCATAAACTTCACTAAGTTTAAATTCAGTTCCTGCGATTAAAATTTCTTTTGTCTCTGTTGCTTTAATTAAAATGCTCATAATTTATGTTTTTGTTTATGCTAATATACCTGTATTTCTTAATGCTTTAACTATTTGTCCTAATGTATAACCATCAAATGTACTTGCATCGTTTACTGCTGTACCTACTCCCACTACAAATGTTGATGCTGCACCGCCTGTTGCTTGTTGATAAAGTTTAATAATGTTTCCGTTTTCAGTTCTAAAATGTGGTGCTGCATTACCCCCTACAATATCATTGGAATACATTTGGAAAGAGTCTACATTAGTCGTATAAGTTATTCCTGTTGTATTGCTAAGCAATAAACTGCTTTCAGGCGTTAACCACATTTGGCGATTTGCAGTAGTAATAGAAGGCAATACTGAAGTGCTAAAAGCAGCGTCTCCCGATGAAGTACCTTTATACCATTGAAAACCTGCTGAATAAGTTCCTGCCAATCCCCATTTTGCAGTATCACAAACAAAGTGCATTTTGTTTTGAACATTAGTTAAAGTTCCTGTTCTTATCGTTGCTCCAAAAATTGTGCTACCTTCCGTTAATGTTTCGGTATTTGTTAAGCCCAAAGTTGCAAAATGAGCCATTGCCGTCCAATTACTTCTTTGAGTTTGCAAAACTTGGCCGGGTGAACTATGTGTAAATGTAACAGTATGATTATCTAATCCAAAATTAACTGCATTTGCAGTAACAGACATTTCCGCCCTACTCGATGTTATTATACTAAAAGCAGTTCCTGTTACGCTTAATCGGTCAAAAGTATTAGCACTATTACGAACCCTAAAAGCTATATCAGTACTTAACGCACCTTGTGCTCTTACATCAAGTCGAGCCGTTGCCGAGGCAAATCCTATTGATAATGTATTAAGATTCCAAAGGTCTTTATTATTTCCATAAAATGTACTTTGCAATCCACAATTATATAATCCCCATCCCGAAGCGAATGAATCTAAATAACTTGTCCCGCCTCTTAAATAAGTAGAAGTCCCAATAGTTAATTGATTGTTTGCCGTTGCAAATGATAATCCTGCACTTTGCTGTAATACATTGCCTGTACCCTCAAATAAAACCCTTCCTACAGTGCCCGAAGTTATAGCGGTTGTTCCTACCGTTAAACCGCTTGATATAGCAATATTTCCGCTACCCAATAAAGAAGTAGAGTTAATTGTTTTAATATTTGTACCACTTACTAAAGTAGGTTGTATACCTGCAGTTAATAAACTTCTATTTTTCCAAAGTAATGAAGCACTATCATATTGTATTAAATCATTATTGGCTACTGAGGTTATTTCTACATCGTGTATTTCGTTAAGCTCATAACCGTTTTGAATTCTATATACTATAGTACCTAAAGTTGGTGAAGTTCGTATTACCTTACCAACATACACAATGTGATTAGGAGCCGAAGGTTTTACCCTTGTAACATAACCCGCAACAGTAGGGCTTAAATAAAGCGTGTCACCATCTACCAAAGTATCGGTTGTAAATGGATGAGTAGCTACAGCTCTAGTATCTAAGTTATCTAGCGTTCCAATTATTAAAGCGTTACCGTCTGAGTTGTTAGCAATGTCCGCTACAATTACACCAAAAGTACCCGCACTTGTTGCTTCAGTGTTTGCCTGTGCTTTAACATAGTTAGGCCTGTTGCCTGTGCTTCCCGAAATATATATAATTGTACCCGCATATAGAGTTACACCTGTAGAGTTTCTACCTACAATCACCATCCTATCAGCAGTAGTTAATCCACCACCCGAAGCTGCATCTATAATCTGTTGGCCTGTAATAGCTGTGTTAACAGGTACACCGCCCACAATCATAGTACACTCAATTAAATCGGTTGCCTGTAAATCTCCAGTGTGAGGTGTTAGGTTAGGTCTCCAATCTCCCCAATTGTTAGGTATGCTCATAACTATATTAGTCTATTAGTCTATATTGTTTAGTAAAGGTACGGCACAATCAGTCCAATCATTTACGCACATTGTGATAGTCATTTGCCACCCTGCTGCATAGTCTAATAAATCATTGTTTAAAGGTGTAAATACAGGAATTCCTATTATATCAAAAGTATAGTTGTTACTCATTTGAAAGTATACATATAGATCATTTAATATTTGGTGACAATCTGAAAGTATTACCTGTATGTTTGCCCTATCTTTTTGTATTATATCAAAGCAATAAATATCAAAAGTAAACTCAGTCGTGTTTTCGGTAGGTGTGGCTGAATTAGGTACGGCAAACACAATAGGGTAACGCTCATCTTTAGTAGCAAAGTTAAATAACTGCTCTTTAAAATCACAGCCAAACTTCTTAACTTGTAAATGTCCATCGTAAAAAGTTTTTATTTCGTTTATTAGGGCCTGTAGACTTATCATAGTTCTGCGTTTTTATTTATTTTGTTTATCTTATTTTGAACATTGGTTATTTGTGTTTCACTTACTATAGCTGTTACTACCATGCCGTTGTTAGTTTCTACTGAAGTGCCTGAGCTTATAGAGTTAGCATTGTTGCCTTGTCCAAACAAATTAATTGAAGGGGTTGCTGAAGTTGTAGAAGTGTTACCTGTGTCACCACCGCCACCACCACCACCGCTTGTGTCACCGCTTGCACTTGCACCTGGATTAGTTAGTAATTGTTTTGCCTTAGCTATGTTAGTAAGGATTGAAACTATACCACTAGCGAATTGTGCAATTCCTGCAGTTCCCGCTGTTACAGCGTTCAATGGGTTAGCCTGAGACATTGCTACCAAAGAAGATATAGCCTTAGCCGTATCTATTCCGATTTGTACTAAAGCACTTGCTTTGTTAAATTTCTCTAGTTTCTTTTGGTCTTTAATAAATGCGTTACCTAAAGTAGCAATACCGTTAACTACTTGAGTCGCTACCTGGAGCTTAGCTTGCCTTTCGGTTTCTGCTGTTGCTATCCTTTCAAGTGCGTACTTATTCTCTATTTCTGTACGGTCTTTTTCTAGTTTTTCAGCAAGTAAAAGTTTGCCCTCTATGCTATCACCTAAAAGCTTTAATTCAGTTTCATACTTTGTCTCTAATTGCTTTATTTCTTTTTCCTCATCAGTAGCTTTCAGTTCAAAGATTAAATCACTAGCGGCCTTTTGTGCAGCTGCTAATTTCTCAGCATCTTCTTTAGCAACCTTAGCTCTTACCTCTGAAACTTCTTTAGCTTGTTTCTCAGTTAATAACTTTTCAAGTTCAGCGTTACCCTTAGCTACCTCAAACTTTTTATCATAGTCCTTTTGTATAGCTAAAATTTCCTTCTCCTGTGCTGACATTGTAATCTCATTCATTAAGTCAAACTGAGCATCCTCTATTTTGATACGCTCTTCATTTGCTTTGACTTCAATATCATATAAACGCTTAGCTTCCTTTTCTGCTTCTGCTGCTCTTTTGTCTGCTTCTGCTTTATGGTTTTTAGTTTTCTTTACTTGTCCATTGTGAGTAATCTTATTAGCCTTCTCTAATTCAAGTGCTGTTTGCAAGGCTTTTTTTGCTTCTTCTTCATATAAGTTTGCAGTTTTATTGTGTAGTTTTTCCTGCTCCTTAGTTCTCTTTTTATTCTTAGAGTGTAAAGACTCGTTACTAGTATTCATTACTGTAACCGCACCTAAGACTGCTCCCGCTAAACCACCTGTAACAACAGTAAGCCCAACAGTTAAAGCTTTGTTTTTGCTTATCCACGAACCTGTCTTATCTAATGCTGTAGTGTTATCTTTTGTTTTAGCTGTAATTGCTTTAGCCGCTTCTTCTGCTGCCTTCTTAGCAAAGACTTCTGCTCTAGCTCTAGCCATTGTTGCTTCAATGTAAGCACCTGTTTTAGCGACATAGTTTGCCTCAGCTTGTTCTAGTGTAGTAGCCGCTCCAAAGGTATCTCCTAACTTTTCGTTATATACAGCTAGTGCTTCCTCTTTAGACATTACACCCGAAGCCGCCATCTCAAAAGCCGTACCTACTTCATTAGTTACCATTATAGCGTCAACAGCTCCCTGCTCATAAGCCTTGTTAGCTTCAGTGTTTGCTTCCTGCATTGCTTTAAACTCTTCGCTTTCTGCAGCTGCAATACCCATAGACTCACCAAATTCTTTTATGATTTCTATAAGTGCATCAAAGGCCACACCAACACCCTCAGTGATTTGCTCTAAGTAACCTAACTTAGACATCAATAAAACCACGATAGCTATAATACCTGCAATTACCGCAGCAATTAAATAGATAGGGTTGGCTAACATTGTTTGCCCTAATGAAACAAACGCCTTACCTATTGAACCGATAGTGCTTGTTAATCCACTAAACGCCTTGCTAATATCATCAGGCTTTATTTGTCCCATTGCTGAAGCAAATACCTTAGCACGCTCTGCAGCTTCTGCAAAGTCTAAAGACATTAAACTATCTTTAATACCACTAAACGAGTTACTTATACCTTCAAACTTTGAACCTGTAGCAAATGTAGCTACGGCCTCATTAGCATCTTTTAACTTGTCGCTTAGTTCACCTGCTTTCATTGCAAGGGCCGCCATTGACTCGGGATCAGTAGCGTTGGCTATCTCACCTTTTAAAGCTCTTAGTTCTGCTTTGATTGCACCTATGCCACTTATCTTTAATGGTATCTCTACTTCATTCATATCTTAATATTTTCTAAATTCTATTGTTGTGTCGTTTAGCAAACCGTCTGCCAAACCTATTCCTATTGTTGTAGTAGTTACCCAAATGCAATTATCAGAGCTAGAGTAATAAGCACTTATTAAAATGTTATTGTTATAGTTACCTACAAATACAGCTACTTGGCTATTAAATATATCACCATAAGTGTAGTCAATTAAAAAACCTTTATAAACCCCTTGGGCATCTCTAGTCCACTCTATGATACTAAAAGTATTTTCTAGTATTGAGATTGTTGGGTCTGCGGTTCCCGCTTGAGTTAAGCTAACTACATATCTTTGAGGTGGTGCTATATAAGGCAAACCGTTAAGCGTACCTGTTAAAGTTAGGTTGTCAGTTATGATACCATCTTCTGCAGACTTTAAGCCGTTACCTGTGGCTGTAATCTTTTTACCTATGATAACATTACCCGAACCTACTACTGCACCTGTGACCTGGCCTATAACAATATTGTTGTGTTCATTTTTAGAATTCAATACGCTTGTGCTTGCTACCTGTGTAGTACTTTGGTTAGCGGGTACTCCTGTACCTACATGGCTAATAAATGGTGCAAAGTCTATTTCAGTATCTATGCTTATTAATTCGACTTTTGTTAGTGTGTTACGGCTTGCATCGTAATCAATTACCTTGTTAATATTCCACCAACTGTTATCTATTCTAATCTTATCATTTAACTGCAAAGCTTGTATATCATCTTCTTTAAGATTGAAATTAGCTATAAGCATTTTACCTACATTGATTTGGTTAATGGTCCTTCTCCAATATAAATTGTACAGGTTGTTATTTGTTAAGCTTTGAGGTGAGTAGTAATAAAAATCACAAGTTGCAAAGTTAATATCAAAGGTTGGGTTTAAAGGATTGTTGAAGTGTCCCACCATTGGGTAGGTAGTTCGGTTGGTTAATCCTGTAGTACCGTAATCATAAATATTGTAAGGTGAACAGGTACCTAAGCCACCATCGTAAAGAATACGAATATTTGTTTTAGGTGCAGCTCCCGCCAACATAGGTACATAAGCTCCAAAGATAGTTTTAGTAATTGGTGTAGGGCTAAAGATTAATTCTTTGGTGTCTACATCTTTTACATACTCATTATCAAAAGTATAAGTTACTTGACCATAAACTTCCTTAGTTACTTCTTCATAAGTTTTGTTAGGATCATCACTATCTTGCTTGTAGGTAAGCACCAACTTTTTATTAGTTAAGTCAGGCAAAAAGATTAGTTCCTGGTCTTTACTCTTATCTAGCTTGTAAGTCCAATCTACTTCCTTACCACTATCATAGTAATCATCTCTATGAGTAAGTATTAATTTGTTAGGTTGGTCGTTATCAATATCTACATACAAGTTGTACATCTGAAATACTGACTTAACAAAATCACTTTGTTTAATCTTAGCGGGTATGTATTGATTAACATTTAAAGTACCACTTCCAATTATAACGCTAGGGCTAGGCAGTATCTTTATGTTTATGTCGTTTATTCTTAGGTTTACATTTACTTGAGCATTGGGACCAAATTGGTTATTTTTACGCCATCTAAAAGTAGAGTTACTATTGTTTGAATAGCTCATCTCAATACCAGCTGCAAGTTGCACAATTTGACCCGCTAATATTGTAGGTGTAATTCCTGTACCTGTAGCCAAAACCGTTACGCTTGTGGTAGCTGTGTATAAAGTTGTTGTTCCTGTTGGTAGTGTAGTTCCTACGATATTGTTAACTGCTAGTATTGGCTGTGCAGAAGTGTTAAGATAAACCGTTACATCATTACCACCGTTTGTTATAGTTTTTAAAAATGGCTTGTATTGTATGTTGGTCCATGTTTGCGTACCTGGTGTACCGTTTAATTGGTTTGGTGTATATGTAGGGTATGCGGGCACACCACTTGTATTGTTTATAAGTACATCGTAATAAATAACTACTTCATAGAAATAGTATTGAGATTGTAAAGCGGTTGTATTAAATGGTGCGGCATAACTTCCTGTAGCAGTATTAAATAAATTCTGAGTGTCTATTGTTTCTACCCACCCTGTATTAATCACCTGTTGAAAACTATTGTTTTGTCCTAACAGCTGTACCTTTGTTGTTGTATATGCTGTGCTAGCTTGTACTAAAAAATCATTGTAATCAAAGTTGTTAGCGTCACCATTGTAAGGTATGAATAGCTTGTCAAACTTTGCAGCACTTAAGTTGGACCAATCATAACTAAAGCCCGCCTGTGCGAATATCCTATCGAAATAAGTCTTTGCAAATATAGCAGGTTTAAATTCGTTTATACCGTAGGTAGTGTCGCCACTTCCAGGTAAGAAATACTTATAGCCATTTGCTACTGTATTACTAAAACCGTTTGTTATTGCCGTAGAGTTGAAGCTGTGGTTTAAGTCAGTAAAATCTAGGTCAGTTAATTCTTTGTTTGTAATGGCTGTAAAAAATTCAGCTTTAGTATCTTTAATTAATACCTCATAAACTACATACTCTTCGTGTGCTGCTGTTACTTGTTGTTTAGTTACATTGACCAATTGAAGTAAGGCATCTTCTATAATAGGTACGCCATTTTGAATAACCGCACACTTAGTTACTTTGTTAATGTCAAATGTACCCGCCTGTATGTTTACATCGTAATAATGATTTAACAAGTCGTTGTTGTTCTTACTACCTGTTAAGGTAATTGTCTTACTAAATGAACCTTTGCGAAGTGACAAATCTCTAATGTCCCCTACTTGAAAGTTTAAAGGGAACGCCGTACCTTCTTGTGTTTCTAAATATCCTGTACCTATTTGTATCTTAACCATTGACTAAGTCTTTATTTGCAAATGTGATATTAATAGATTGCCTGATTAGGTTTTTATTCTTTTGCTTAAAGATACTAAAGCTTGAGGTAGTAACATTACAGCTTATATATAAATCACTGCTAGGGTTGTCACAATCTTCTGCATAGTTGCTGTACTTAATATATGTAACAGGTGAGCTAACTAACTCCTCAAAGTAGGCAGCCATATCTTCACTCATATAGTTACCATTTAATTCAATTGACTTATCTACTGAAGTGTACACATTGCTTAAACCCCTGTCGGTTGTTTTATAGTTCCACATTGTGCCCGATATATAACCTTGCACATCTTTGTTAAATAATTCACGAGTGACATTACCTGTTTCATAGTTGGTAAGTGTGAATGCAAATGAGGACCACGAACCCATCCTGTCTAAGAATAGAATTGAATACTCCTCACCTCTTATACGCCTGTCAATGTTTACTCTATATTTTGCAGACACTTGACCCGCACCCCTGTCGTACCAATATTCATAATACTGAGTGTTAGGATTAATTAAAGGTGAAGCTCCTGCTACTAGTGTAAGAGTCCCGTAGTTGTTTGGTCCTACAGTTACATGGCCTAACACACTTGTTAAGCTTACATCTTTGCTGAATAAATCACCGTCGTTATTTTGAAAGTACATCGTGTCAGTTAATCCATTGTTGCTGTATACCTGTGCAACTAAATCCTGTGATAAGGTAGCTGTAAAGTCTAAAGGTTGGTTAGTAAAGAACAAATCATTAGCACCGTTTAAAGCATAGGTACCTGGTACATAGCTAGGAAATTCGGGCCATCTAATTGCACCGTTAAAAACATAGTTGTTTAAGTCAGTAGCTATGTCTCTTACAATTGTTTTTCTATTGTCTGCATAACTTACAGTTCCATCTATGTTAACATTTGTTACGCCTGAGAATGAGCTGTTGACTACAAAGGCAATTGCCGTTGCACTAATCACTGTAAACAACCCCTCAAGCTGTGGGTTAGCTATACCTCCATCTACCTGCAATATATTAACCTGTTGACCCGCTACAAAAGTATTGGCTACATTAATCTGAACCTTACCAGCTGAAGCTGACAAAGGGAAAACATAAGATACCGAAGTCAAATATTCCTCACCTACTTTAACATCGTACTTGTAGTAAGAGTTCACTGCAGTGTATGCAACAGGTGCTGTTTCTTTTAGATTATATGTAACCTTAGCTTGTAGCAATTTTGTTAAATCAATTATACCGTTACCTGTTGAATATTCAGGCAGTACTCTATATTCAGCTATTTTGTTTGCCGTTCCACTCTCATAGATATCATAGATATATTTGAAACCTAAGTTATTTCTATTGGTAGAATTGTAAATAAACTTAATCGGGTTATATGCGGGTGTCAGTGAATATGGTTCCGCTAATTTTGTTATGGCCATTGATTGGGTTTTACTATATTAGATTAAAGGGCATTCGTGTTTCTAAAACGCATAGTAAGAATCTTCGGTGTAGTATTCTTGTCTTATGTGAGTAGTCGCATATCTCACCGCATCCATAGCATCATCAAAAAGTTTAACAGGCTCATCAGTTATGAAGTCGCCTATCTTCTTCCACTTGTAGTTTTCGTATTCTCTTTTAATTGGCTTGCTATCCTCACACCATACCCCGAAGCTCTTTACATTATCAATACCTTTCTTAACTACCTTGTTAGCGTTCTGTACATCGTAGCCGCTATTGTTAAGCTCTTTGATTATTTCGGGTCTAGAGTAGTCAGCAAGTACTGTGATATGCTTTTCAATCTCTAGGCTATTCATACGCTCAATTAGTAGGGTAGTAGTCAAGTAGCTTTCATAGATAACAGGTTCAATGTAGATGTCGTTATCACACCAATAGACACGAACCAAAGCTGTAGGGTGATTGTAACCGAAGTCAAGGCCATAGACATAGTTAACAAACCTTGCGGGTCTATGCTGAATAAATGTCCATTGAGAATAGATGTTGCTCTTACTCGTAGCCTTCTCACCTAAAGCATAGATTTGGTAGAGCGCCTCATCGGTTCGCTTAAGATCCTCGATTTGTTTCTTAATACTTTCAGGTAAAAATGGATTGTCTTTGTATGTTGACTTGATTAATATGCTCTCATCTTTTGGTAGCTCGTATAACCAACTTGCACTATCACTAGGGTTGTAGTCAAAGATTAACTTAGATTCGGTTCTCATATTCAATTGGGTGAAATCATCAAAGTATAACTCATTGGCTTCATTACACCAGGCAAGGTCACGCTTCCTACCTCTTATCTTCTGCTCATCATCTACACTAAAGAATTCAACAATGGACCCATTACCGAAGCTGTAGATATGCTCACTCTTATTGTGGGCCTCTTGGCTGTATAGTTCGGTTTCTTTGAGTATCTCTATGAAGTCACGCATCACCGTTGCTCTCAATGCAGGGAAAGTCTTGCGAATAATTGACACCACCTTATTCGGGTTCTGCAAGCAATAGACTATAACAAGCTGACAAAGTGAATAGGTTTTAGAGCTTCTACTACCCCCCTCATTAATTATAAACCGCCTGTCACCTTCTAAGGCTTCATGGTTCTTTTGAAATATTACGGTGCTCTTTATTTCCATACCCAAAGCAAGGTAAGTTACCCCTACCCCTATTACTCTATTTATATATTATTATATATTTTTTTTAAATTTTGAAAATAAGAGTATAAGTACCCCTACTCAGTAGGCTTAACAATGGTGACAGTAATAGACCCTATCTTCTCATTTTGTGAGGTTACATCTGTTTGCTCTTTTAAAGCGTTTAGACGCTGTGTAATTGACGGGTTATATTGTCCTACCATACCGCCTTCGATTTGGTCTCTGCGTATCTCTTTCTTTATATATGAACAGACGGTCTTATAATCATCATACCTATTATTCGGATTGTCAAAATAATTGTGTACATCACTATAATTTTTGTAGCAGAATATCTCAAAGCCTTCAATAGTTAAAGGTACTCTAAGAGGTTCAGGTACCATCTCAGCAGTCTTTTGTGATAGCACCCATTTAGTACGAGGATTGTTTAAAGTGAAGCTTCTATACTCTTCAAATATATCCATTAACTTTTCGGGTGTCTCAATCAATTTGTACCTCCCCATCTTCTATAGTTTTCTTTGGTTTCTTTGTCTCTTCTACTCCTACATAAGCTACGGCTTTTACCTCTTCAAATATATAGCCTAGACCTATTGAAGTTACATAAGCATAACGCTTAGGTGTTAATTCGTCTATTACTATTTTTAGGTCACCGTATTGTGATTGTTTGATAATTGTCTTACCAATAAATTCACTCTTGATTTTTGTTTTCATATTCGTCTACTATTAAAAATGTGTAATACATACATACCCAAACACCTGCACACCTGGCAGCCCATTGGTAATCTAAAGCTATTAATGCAATACCTGCAGAAAATGCTACAAGTAAAGATAGGGTGCTAAGTACTTGACTAATCTTCATAACTATATTGTAATTCGTTCAATTCGTGTTTCAAATCCTTTATAATGTAGTGAGCTGAGGTTGTAGTAATATCGAAGTACTTGGCCATGCTTCGGGCCGTATTGTAACCCTTATCAATGTAAGCTTCAAATATTGTTTTCTGTATGCTATCCTTTATTTGTTGCCTGTATATTTCTATTACGGCCTTTTGTAAGTTGTAAGTCTTGTCAGCTAATATCTTAGCATCTAAATCGGCGGTATCTTCTGCTGTATCTTTGTCAACTATGAACGGCATTGAATTTATCCTATCGTGCCTGTTTGATAGTGAAGATGTCCATATCACCTGGTACTTAATTGTATTGAATAAATAGCTTTTAACCTTTTCAACGGTTGGTAATGGATCGTTAATGTTGACCACATGAATATAAGAATTATTTATAACGGTGTCAGCATCTATAAAAGATTTAAAACGCACAAGGAAGTAGTTAGTATATGTCCTAACCTCAGCGTAATTCTCAGTTATATATTTATCAAGTATTGCTTTCATACCATAATTTAAAACCTTTAAACCAAATCTTACGCCTTACACTAGAGCAGAAACAATCCTTTTCTTTGACGCCTGTATACTTTTCTTTTATTTTAGCTAACTTATTAAGATTAACCTTTGCGGTCCTAACAAGTTCCTCAGTTTCAAATATAGACGCTATAAGTTCTATTTCAGTTTGCTCAAACATAAATCTAATATAAAGGTAAGTAATGCAGCAAAGCAAGCAAGGCTAAAATCTACCGTAATAAATATAGTTAACCAAAAGCTCCAGCACTTCCAACACCCTAAAGCTGCGTGCGTAAAGACGGTTAAACTATCTACAGGTAACTTAGCAAATAGTGCATCTATTGCTAATTGTAGTGGTTCAAAGTTTACTAACCACCACGATATTGATATAATTAATATTAGTTCCATTCGGTAAATATAACAAAAAACCCCACATAAAACATGCAGGGCTAATTTTAATTAAAACGGTAAATCATCGGTTTCAACTACTGAGCTAAGTGGTGGCACATTATCTTCAGGCTTTACATAAGGTTCACTAACCTTCAAGCTCATAAATTTAGTACCTGCTTTAGATGTTTTTATCCAGGCTGCTATTTCTAAGTCTTTGCCGTTTACATTAATCTTACCCTTATAGTCGGGGTGATTGTCAGCTTTTTTCTCATTGGTAAATAAAGCTCCTGTGTTTGTGTTGTCGTAATTACTCATATTCATTTGTTTTAAAGGTTTCTATTAAGTAAGCTATTGAGCACACCCACCCCCACACTATTGCAGGAGTGAGTAGTATTGTTAGTATTAGTATCATATTGTTTCAATTAGTTGGTTAAAGTAATCTCTACAAAGTTCAACCTTTGCTTTAATTTGTTCTATAACTTCATTATCTCTTTTGATAGTGTAAACCTTTACTCTTTTATTGTCAGGTATATGATCAAAGTTATGCTGTTTTTGTACCTGGTCTATGATATCAATATCATCTTCCATTAGCTTAAGTCTATAGTGCTCTCTTCTAATCTCATCTTGAACAATATCAATCGGAGTATTAGACAAGCAATAACAAAGCATAGCCTCTTCTTTATTCGTTAAAAATAAATAACCTTGCAATTGATAAAAGTAATCTTTGTTAGGGCACTCAGTATCAAACCAAGGAAAAGTTGAAGCACTCCACGAATTCTTTACATCAATTAAGTACTTATCGGTTACGACATCGGGAGTACCTGTTAACCAATCATTGGTAAAGTTTTCTTCGTTCTTATATAAAAATTCAGTTTGTAATACATCCATTACCAAACCTAGACATCCATCTTCGCACTGGTTACCCTTGTCAGTATACTTAGAGCTAAATTCTTTACGAATACCGTACTTTTCTTTTAGTACTAAACTTTGAATGTAAGTCTTAGTAGTTTGGCTTAATGCTTCCCCTTTAGTCTTAGAGGAAGTCATTATTTTGCCTATTTGTGAGCATCTAATTTTCATAACAATAGTAAAGCTTTAGTTTGTAAATCAGTTAAATCAAAACTAGCCTTTAGTTTAGCAACAGTGTACTTGTTATCATTGATAGCTTGTACTGCTTCTTCAAATCTTTTGTTATCAATAGACGGCTTAGAGCTTGCAGCTGTGCTTCCATCATCATCAACTGCCTGAAGAGATAGTAAACTTTGTAAAGTTCCTCTTCTAAAGTAAGTCACAGCACTTAAAACCTTTTGAGGGTCAGTAATAGCAGGTAAAGTCATATAACTTTCTACTAAATCACCAGAGTGGATGTCAATTATTTGACTAACTACTACATTATCCTTAATGGGTTGCAGTAATAATAGATCGTGCTGCAGTAAAATAGGCTCAACAGTATCTAAGATACTATTAATGTCAGCATAATTCTTTTTGAAATGGGGGTTGATTGCATTCTTATGCACCTTACCGATTAATTGTTTTGCTTTATGTAGTCTTACATAAAACGGCATAGTAGACATGTCTACTTCTTCAATGGCGTCAGCCACTTTCTTTGTACTCATAGCGTTTGTTTTAATTATTTATTAACAAATATACAAAAATTATCGTACCATACGACAAAATCATCAAAATTCTTTGCAATTATATAAACACCTCCACAATCCTCAATAGATTTTTGGTATTTCTTTTGGTCCTCACTTTGCCTATCCTTACCAATCTTAACCTCAATCTTAACTGAACGGCCTTGAATAGTAGCTGAGATGTCAGCACTCCCTTTGGTTCCGCTTCCTTTGGTCCATTTTCCGTTGCGAAATAGTCCAGTAGTACTTATCCTTTCTGCTTGACATTTAGAGTAGTTTAAAAATTCAACAATACATTTAGTCAATCCATTAGCTGTCTTATCCTCGTACTTCGTTAATGGTATCATAGGAACAGGCACTGAGGGGTATTTCGTTATCAGGTAAGCAAGCTCTGCTGTCTTTAACCTTTCTTTACTTTCTTTGTTCATAATACTTTAGCTTCTATTTGGTCCCAAATATCAACTGAAGCTGCAAGGGGTGCCGTTACTTTAATTAGTTCAATATACTCTTTAGATTGATTAGTCTTACCTCTTACAATAGATTGACAAGTACCAAGCTTAACAAGGTAGTTAGCATATTTATTAAGCCTTACCGTTGTATACTTTTGTGACCATTTGCGGTGGTGTGTATAATCATTAGTGAAATTCTCATAGATATCTTTGAAGTGAATACGCTCATTAAATTTAATGTGCTCAGTTATCCAGGTATAAAAATCATGTCCAAGCTCACTTACTAATCGTTTCTCATCTAAATTAACCGAATTGTAAGATACTAAACCATTGATTAAGAAGTGCTGTATACACTCAATCATAAAGTTGTCAAATTTAGCCCACTCTTCAGCGTCCCAATCATAGAAAAAATTACGCTTGAATTCGTGCCATGGTGTAAACTTCTTATTATAGTGATTATTCAGCTCTATTTCAAACCTTCTACGCTCATGGCTGTTACCTTCACCTTTAAGTATGTAATTAGTTGGTATGATAATCTTTGGGGTACGGTCCTTATCAATAAAGAATTCATCTTTGTTTTTCTTATTAATCGGCATACCATCGGTGACAATACTAAATAGTTTTTCAAAATCGAAGTTCTCCTGGACATCATCAAAGACTAGTACTTGAGTATCAATACTAACCCGCTGAAAAGCAAAGTCTTTAGATGGGTCAAAGTTCTTACCATTGATCGTGCAGCTATTCTTAAATTGACTAAGAGCTTCGACTATCAAACCCTTACCTGTACCACCTTGAGGATTGTCGCTTATATCCTCATCATTTAAAATAATTGCAGGACTAAAGTAAGGCGTTTTGTAAGTGTGTAACATATAACCTATAACCGATTGAAACGAATTGTACCTATCCTCAGTTTTAGATATATTCTTTATAAAAGTTTTGAAGTCACAATCTGAGCTTGATAGGTTAAAGTTTCTTTTTATTACTTGTTTCTCCCAAACATGCTGTGTAAAATCTACATATTGCTTTTGTTCTACCCCCTCAGCTGTAATCTCTACAAGGCAATTTTGATAAAACAAATATCCTTTATCTTTAGTATCTCTAATAAATTCTACCTCTTTATCTTTAATGTAGTTTAAGAAGTCCTTTTTGAATAGTCTAGTAGTAGAGCTAATGTAATCAAATACAACAGCATCATTTTGGCTATCTATGTAATGAAGTATAAAATCCTTTATCCTATCTTCGTTTATCTCTCTTACAAAGTTATTCTCAATCTTAATAAACAAGTAACTAAGCTCACTGTTATAATACTTAAAAAATCCATTGTCAGCTAAAAAGTCCCTGTATAAAGATGGACTAACCGATACCCTACCTTTATCATCTTTACGCCAAAAATTCTTCAGTTCGCTTTCAGCTTTATCAATAATCATCTCCACCTCATCTGTAGAATAATCCTTTAGCTTTGCCTTAGTTGCCTTCTTTGTTTGTCCGGACTTAATCTCTTTTTTAACATACTCAACAATTTCCTTATCTTCAAATTGAGCAGTACCAAAATCTCCCTTATCTCTATAGCCCGACTTAATACAATTAAGAAGCTCATCACGATCTAAAGTTGCTGAATATTTATTTAAGATATATTGTTCACACTCTACCTGGTTAATACCGTACCGATTAAATGCAGAGGCAAAGGCAAATAGTGATTTGTTACGGCTACCTTCCATTAAATCATACTTAGACTCAAACCATTTTTGAAGGTTATTAATAATCTTATTAGTACTCTTCATAGGAATAGTAGCAAGGTAAGAATAGTCAATCTCTTCAATCTCTTCTAAGATAGCTGTATAAGTTTCAGCATTGACATTGACAAAGATATCGGGGTCGTATGAGTCAAAGCAGGCCCTACTAATATTTATGCTTGTATTGTCCCAGTGCTTGTTGCTGAGCTCCTTTTCTAAGGACAAAAAATGTCCACGATGGCTGTTAACTTCAGCGGGTATCTTAACTACTACCTTTAACCCTTTGCCTGAAGGTGAGGTAAACATAATATAAACAAATGGCTTTAACATTAAACTAAGCCTTGCAGCTTTCAGCTCTTTATCATCTTTATAGCCGTCAAAGTCCAGGCATATTAACCCCGAGTGCTCTAAGATACCCTTATCATTACCGTAGTCAAATTGTCCTGACCATCTATATACAGGTAGCGTTTGTTTTTCTTTGTCGTAAAGTGCTTTAGGCATATTACGCATGGCTTCAATCTTTTCAGCGTAGCGACTGTTTTTAATTCTCTCAATAGCCTGTTCTACGGTTATGTAGTTTTTATCAAATGGCTGTTGAATACTTTTATAGATACTTATCATAGCGTTATTTTTATCAAATATAGGCAAAATTACCCAATTAGTGCAAGTTAAATCAATTAGTGCAAGTTGCGTGCAAGTTACAAAAAAGCCAAAACCTATACTCCCACAGGGCCACGGCGATAGGAGACTTAATTTTCAGTTTTTTGAGTTTTTTTATTTTTTTTTCCAAAGCCTTGTATAATATATATAGAAAGCAGAAACGCAACTTGCACCTTTCAGTAAAGACACCCTTTTATTTTTGCCTTTAAATCGGTGAGCTCTCTCATATTATTGACCTTTAGTATCTCTTGCCTTAGTGTTATTCTAATTGGGAACCGTTCCCTTAAGTCAAGTGTACAATTCAAGTATTGCTCATCTCGTACTCTATGCCAGTGCTTGTGACTTTCAAGTGAATGTATAATTGTTGCGTGTGACTTATTGAATATATCTCCAATCTCTCGAAGCATTAACTTTTCTTTGCGTAACAGGTGAGCTAAGTAGAACCTGCGGTAAACTTTGTCTCTTTGTCTATTGGGTAGGTGCAAGCCTTCCTGTATTATTATTTCTTTTATTTCTTCTATTCTGCTCATTTTATAAAATATTTGTTGTGTTTATCTTTGTTTAATTTGTGCCCTAGTTGCTCGTACATCTTTAGGTATCTGTAAATTGAGCGTTCACTTATTCCTAAGTATCGTGACATTGAGCTTATAGGTCTAGGTTTAATCTTTAAGAATTCAATCAGTTTGATTACTCTTAACATCCTGTGCTGATTCATTGTATTTCTATTTTAAATATGCCTCGGTAATGGTTGCCGTCACCATGCAGCTGCCGTTGTTTCCAAAGTGCTAAATTTCTAGAAGGGAAGTAGTATGTTTCTATTACATTGCCCTCAATCTCATAGGTTAGCTTATACGATCTCATCGCCATCAGTTTGCTGCTGTAAAATATCAAAACCGTACACTAAAAAGAAACTATCGAAGTGTCTCATAATTGTATTTTTATTGTAAGCAAATAGCTCTTTGCACCTGTTAATATACCACTCCCTAAAGTTTAGGTATTGTTTTAATGTTAAGTTGCCGTGCATATCTGCAAATAGCCACTGTTGCGTTATTGCTTCGTTGTTGAATTCTCTGCGTTCTTCAGTTTTGTTTCTCATTGTCTTGTGTTTTAGGGTTTAAATAATCATCTTGAGCTTCTAAGTAAGCTAAGTATAAGTCTAAATCAAAGCTCCCGCCTTTATCATCTTGGCAGGATTGGTTTCGCCACCATTGCATTTTTCGTTTAATGCTAAAGCTCGTGGGTGTGAATGTATTTTCCATCTTAATATTCTGAATTATCGGTTTGAAAATCACGCTCATCTTCTACAAAACCCTCAAAGCCAAAATCATTAGGGTCTTCTAAAATGTGCTCTTGTATAAATTCAATCATTTCGTTTACTTGACTTACACTTGGATAGTAATAGTGCTTTATTCCATTAATTACCTGTAGGCTATCCTGCAGTTCAACTTCAACTTCAAGGTCACCTTCATAACTCCAAGCTCCAAAGGTCCAGTTAAAGTTTACTATAAATTGTATTGCACCATCTTCGCTGTAGTATTCAACTTCGCACTTGCGGTCTGTTGAAAAATCATATTCCTTTTCTATCATCTTTTAAAGTTTAGCTGTTAATAATGTGTATCTTGCTTTAAGCCTGTTAATGGCTCTTATTTCTGCCTGTATGTTTTCTTCTGAATGGTAAGGTGTTAAGCCTTGCTCATTGTTTCTACCATTTGACCAAATCATCTCATCAACTGTTCTTTGGCCTTCAATAATTAAATCAATAGTTCTGATACAAGCTTCGTGTTTTTCTCTTAAGTTTTTCATATGTGTGCTAAATAAAGTATTATTAATAAACCGCCTATCATTATAAGCATTCCTTTGCCTAAGTAGGCATCATCTTCGTTGGTTGGTGTAAAGTAGTCAATTAGTTTTTTCATAGCGTTTGTTTTTATTGGTTAAATTATTAATTAAAATTCGTTAATGTGTTTTTGTATAATATACTTGCAATCAGATAAAGTAATGTAATGGTTACAATATTCGTATTCACCTTGCAATCCTACATTTGACTCAACAAATACTAATAGCATCCATTGGTTATCTTCTGTTTTTTGACATTCAAATATTTTACCTTGATTTTCTATTTTATAAATTCCTGTATTGATTCTAGTTGTTTTCATAATTTGTTGTTTTTTGTTGTTTGACATATTCAAAGATAATACTTATTTACAAATGTCAATAACTTTATGTAATAAATTAACATATTTTAACATATTTTAACATTTGTTCTACGCCCAGCATAGGTTTCAAAAAGTGAAATTTAGTGTTATGTGCTTAAATTGTAGTGAATTTTAGCAAGTTTTTAAGGTTATGTCCTTAATGTACCTACCCTTTTTTAAGGTTATTCCCTTAAAATATATAATAATTGGCGAGTCTGTTCTCTATAAAGCATAATTAACTATTCAAATTGTAGAGATTTAACAGGTAATGCGTTATATAGTTTACAAAAAACCCCCACTAAACCGAAGTCTAATGAGGGCTTTAACTCACGCTATGAGAGTGCCGTAAAGTTAAGAAATATTTTTCTTTTTAATGCTATACTTTAACCAATCAATATATGTTTTGTTATTGACCTTATAGTATTTTTTGCAAGGGTTGCATATTAACCAATGGTGAATGGTCCCTGCTGCAGTCGTTACCTTCTTATTATATCTTATATTAGTTGTACCACATTGAGGGCAGTCGTACTTGTCGCCACCTCTTAATACTGCATAGTTTACTTTAGTTTGTGTGTACTCATTGAGCTTGTCAAATACTGCCTGTAGTACGGTAACATCCATCTTACAATATTCTACCATCTTATCCATTGCTTCAGGTGACTTTTTGAATACTATATCCTTCCATAAATCTAAACCGCCTGTTTGAAGCTTCGCACCTACCCCCAAAAATTTAGCTATGTAATCTAGCTTGTTTGAGTTAAAGTTAAAATATCTCTTTGCTTCTTTAAGGGTGTCAATAGTATTATATACAGGTGGCATTTTTAGATCGTGAAATATACACCTGGTCCTTAACCATTTCATGTCGAACCTATCACCATTGTGGGCCACAATTTCTTCAGCTTGTGCAATTACCTTTAAAAACTTCTTAAGCATTGCCTTGTCACTTTGGTGTTTGTCCCACTCTAATGAGTGCACCTCATCTTCACCTTCCCACTTATAGCAAATGCAAATAATTGCACGCTCGTGTATGATGTCACCAGGGTTAATAGTAAGATTGTAACCACTACGCCAAAAGATACCTACATTAAAGCTAGTTTCTATGTCGAAAAATAAACGGTTTCTTTTCATACACTTAATTTTTTAGTGTAAATGTAAACTATTTATTGAATGGGTTGTATAATTTGTCTAAAATTCGTAAAGCAAAGTTTAAAATAAACCCTACTAATAACCCCCAAAAGAACAAACGCCAATTTGTTTTGGCCTTCTCTTGTTTTTTATCTTTATAAATATACTTGTACTTCAATACATCCTGCTTAACAAGTTGCGTTTTGTACCTGTACTCTATTCGTGTTTGCCACCTGGTCTTAGGTAGCTCTAAAATTCTTATCACAGTATCTTTGTACCTCAATATCTTTTCAAATATAATAGTGTCGTTATACGCTACCGCTACACTATCAATAGTTGCTACTCTTATGGTATCGGTATCAATAGACAAGCCGTTTTTAACAGCTTTATTGTAATGCCATAAGGCACGCTTAGATTGACTGCAAGCCAAAAGTAATGTGATTGTACTTAAAACTATTATAAGTGTCTTAAATCGCATAAAAACACGCTTTAAAGTCATTTAATCTATTTAACCACCCTTTAAGAAATACTGAATTCTTACCTTTAGCAATTGCTCTGAAAAATCTTTCACGCTCTACAAACATAACTGCTAGTAATTCTCTTGCATTAAGTGAGTTTATTGCGGTGATTGTTTGCGGTCCTATTGCACCATCAATAGTAACTTTTACCCCGCACTGGCTAACACACTTTTGCACAGTTTTAATTGCTTGACTTGTACCTGAACCCCAAGCTATCTCAGTTAAGAATATAGCTAGAGTAATATCATTAATTTTATCAGCTTTAACACCATCCCAATATGATCCCTTGAAAACTTTAAACCAATCTTCAGAATTCATAGATAAAAACCTGCTATCATTTGACTTACCAAAGGAGTGAACCCATGCAGCGTAGGTTATACCTGCGTTTGTGTGATAGCCACTTTTGCCGTTGAAACTTGTAGGACAAGGATATGAGCTCGCACTATCTGCGGTGTGCCTACTTAGTCCACCTTCCCATTTACGAATAAAGTGAACAAACGCATTAATCTTTGAATCCATCTATATCGGTTTTAATTTCTTTAGCTCTACCTACTGCCCTTTTAAATGCGTGCCATAAGCCATAAGTATGAACGGCCCTGTAATTCTCATCTATGCTAAATATTTCTATGCTAATTAATATAAGTGCTATTATTTTAGTAAGCATTAAAGGCACAGAAAAGAAAGTTAGCATTATAGCGTTTAAAATAAATTTGTCTATAAGGAAAAATAGTATAACGGTTATTTGATACAACATCATTTTAGATATTATAGCTGACAATCTACGGCTAGATATTTTCTCTTTTAATTTCTTTGCTTTCCATAAGCCAAATATAGTATCTAAACAAATACAAAAACCTACTAAAAAAAGTAAGTTGGTAACAGGTAAAAAAAATGTCCACAAAACAGCAATGAGTTTAGGTAAGCTTGTGCGTATTGACGCTAGTAAAATGAACAATTGAAGTCTCATTATATATTATTAACTATTGTTTGAAGCCATGAGCCACCTTCAGCGTCTTTACCTGCTATTATTATACTAATAAATTGAATATAAGGCATACCAAAATTATTAGGGTCCTCAAGGTTGTAACCTAAAGCTACAGCAATATCACCTAATAAATCAAAACTAAGTTTTACATCTACACCGTAAAATTCAGCTATTTCAAATAAGCTGTTATTGGTTTCTATATCACCAGCTGTTAAAAGTTGCCAGTCTCTAATTAAATTTACGCTCATAGTATAAGTATATTATTGTTATAACCGTTATCTCTTTGGAACCCACCACAGCTACCAATACAGGTACCTTGACAATTGCATCTATCAATCATAGGCCTTAAATCAGTATCTCTATTTGCCTCATCTGTAAAGCCAGGGAATAAATCTTTGTTAGCTAATAAATAGTTTATTAATCTTTGTTCAAAGAAGGCTGCCTTTTGTGCATAGTGTTCCATACCAAACGCTACCTCGTTTCTACCTACTGACCCGCTGTAATCGCCGCTTTGAGTTTGTAAACCTTTGTTCTTTAATTGGTAAGTCAAACCGAATACTGCATCTTCTGCAGAACGCCACGCTATTACAGGCTGTATAAAACCTACTAAAATAGTTTCATTAGGGCTTAAGGTCTGAGCATTGTAAGCTGTAAGCAATCCATTATAGAAAGTAGTACCTAAGATAGGCTGTACTCTTAGTTGTGCCTGTGTAGCTATGTAGGGTGTTACATCTGTTACATCTACATTGGCTGTAATAGGTGTGTTAGTCTTTAAGTAGGTTTCAGTTATAAAGTATAGCATTATAATAGATTTGTTGAGGTTAAATCACCACCTTCAATAGGAGGTAAAGAAGCTAAAGCTCTCACTTCGTTTACAGTCATATTTTCAAGCACTTTAGTTGCTACCAAAGGACTTAAAGAATTCAAAGCATCATTTGTCTTAGAGGTATCACCTTCTAATTGTACAATAGTTTCATTAATAATCTGAAAGTTATTGATAGTGAATTCAGCACTTAACTTAGATATATGTAAAAGCTCGTTAAAGATGTCTTGAACCATACCACGCAAAGGCATTACTACATTTTTTTCAAAGATTACATAAGCTTGCTTAATGTCGCTACCACTACCTAAACTTCCTGTAGTTCTTACACCCATTAAGATAGGGTCAATAGTGTGGCTAAAACAAATTTGTTCTGTGTTTAATTGAGAAGCTTCAGCAAATAGCTTGTCGTTTCCATTTGTAGGTAAGCTTTCAATTTTAGGTAGTTGCTCTGCTGAGTTAGCAAAGAACGCCACAGCTTTACCTGCATTGGCCGCACCTTTAAGCTTGTCAATTGTTCTTCTAAGTACATCTTTTTCTTCTTCGCTTTGTGGTCTCTTAGGGAACATCATAGCAAATGAAGGGAACACACTATTTTGAATATTAGACTTAGCAAAGTACGAAAGCTCACCGCTTAAAAAAGCAAAGTTTAAAGCACTTGAATATTGAGGTAATGAGTAGTAATCTTGACCAATACTTTCAATTTCATAGCAGTATAATTGCTCGCAGTCCTGGTTAGTAATGTGGTATCTTTTGATTTGTCTTACATCTATTCTAGAAGCCCAATCATCACAAATAAAATAAGTCTTTTTGTCTCTACCTACTCTAATCTTTTCAGGGCTTAAATTTTCAATCTTAACTAGTTCACGCTTTTCGTTAAAGCAAAGTTTAAAATATACCCTGTTATGGATTACTAACTGCCTTGTGGTAGCCTTCACCATTTTATCTAGCTTTGTTTTACGCTCAAAAGTGTAAAGGTCTAGCTTTTGTTGTGGTGTTAAGTTTTCACTTACTAGTTCAAAGCCACCACCAATTACAGCGTTAGTTTTATAATCACAAATTGCACCATGCAAAGGACTAGAATAGTACATTTGGTTAAGCAGCTCAGGGTATAAGTTGCCCTCACCAAAGGGTATGTAGTTAGCTGTAGTAAATCTACCATTAACATAAGGTAAAGATAGGTTAGCACCGCCTACTTTTTGGAAGGGTGTACTAAAAGATTGATAACCTTCTATTACTTCTGCTTTGTTTGCTTTAAAAATATCGTACCATGCCATAATTATGCGTATATCGTGTTTATTACTGGACCACTTACTACCATCCTACCTTCTTCTATTACTATGCCTGTAGTATCTTCTATTGACTCAGGCACTACTAGACTTTCATACACTTCATAAACATACTGTCCTTTAGTTAAGGTAACATTTGTAGGCTCATCTATTAAAAATAAATTGTACCGTTCAGTATATGCACTAGTGTCTAGTGTAGTAAATAAAATAGGTGTGCTTGTGGTGTCCATTTCATTAGTGAAAACGAAAAGATAATAAGGATTAACTAAAGTAGATACTTCGCTAAGTGTTAAAATTACCTTGTTTATTTCGCCTTGTTCTAAATAAATCATAACTATATTGTTATAAAAGTTCAATTTGTTTACAAATAAAAAACCCCGCCTAAATTGGCAGGGTAATTTTATAGAGTAATTCAGTAATTAGATAACCGCAGCAACTGCAGCAGGGTCAATTGCATAAGCTAAATACTCGTTTTCAGAAAGTAGAGTAACTGAGTACTTAGAACCATCTGCACGAGCTGTTCCAGAACCTTCTCCAACACCTGTAACTTGTAGGTATGGGAAGTACCAATAAGTACCGTTAGCATCTAAAACAATAGCAGTCAAATATTGCTGACCTGAGCCTAATATTTTAATTGCGTTTGACTTATCTTTGTCTCTTCGGTGAAACATCAAAGTAATTGTTTGAGTTACATAAGAAGAACCGTTGATTAAATCAATAGCAGCCTCTTCTGTGAAACTACCTGTGTTTCTTTTGATTTGGAATTCTGTAAAGTTAGGAGCTAAAGCCTCTAAAGTAATTGCTGAAATCTCCCATGTTGAAGCGGAAGGGTCAGTTGGGGTGATACTTGCAATATTGTCTTGTTGATTAATCCAAATACCGTAAATACCCCCGCTGTTGTTGTCGCACGATTTTACTATCGTTTCTAAAGCATCACAAGCCATAATTTTAGGGTTTTAATAAAGGGGGTTGCCCCCCTTAAGGTTAGTTAATTAGATATACAAAACAATTTCAGCACCGTTAACATGTGTAAATCCTACTTTCATGTTAGCACGAGTTCTTAAATAAGGTTCAGCAACAGTATCAGATAAGTTAACTGCTTTCAACGCTTTAGAATCTCCTTCAGCATCAAATGCGTAGATAAGGTTATCTCTAAGTGTCAATACCATTGTATTATCATCCATACCTGGGCAAACAACAACTTTGATACCTAAGTAAGTCAATCCTAAAGGTAGAGTTACATAAGTTTGAGTGTTACCTTGTGCAGCTGCAAGCTCATAAGCATTAGCAACATTAGAAGAAACATAAAAACGAAGGTCTGCTTTTCTACGGATAATTGCAGCAGGAGCTACATTAACTACACCCGCCATTTTAGCAAGTACATTACCTAAGTTTACAGCACCTGTACCACCGTCAATTACAGTAACATCACCTTGAAGGTTTACGATATAACCATTACACAAAGCCAAAGTAGGGTCTTCACTTTCTGTATCACCTTGCCATCTAATAAGCTCAAGGTCGCCTTGAATTTTGTTAGCCATTTCGTTCCAATAGTAATCCATAAAAGAAGCTACAGTGAAATCACCGTTTGATCCTTTAGCCATTTGCAAAGATACAAAAGACTGCTCAAGGTCAAATTGACAAATCTGAGCCATTGCACTTAAAGCACAAACATCAATTTCGATAGCTCCTAAATCATCTGTAGGTGCAGTAAATGCACAAGTAGAAGTTTGTAAGATTTGTCCGAATACTACATTAGATAATTTTGTTTTACTTTTTACACCTGGTAAAGTACGGTAGTTATCAACTACATCTTCTGTTAAATAAGCCGTTGAATAAAACGCCTCAGGATTAGCCGCTAATAACGCTTCTGGCTGTACATCCAAATCAAATTTTAATTTTCTCATTTTGTTTTTTATTTAGTTGTTTAATTTATTATACGCTTTAAATTTTTCGTGAACAGACAAAGCTACATTTTCGCTCATTGCCTCTTCAGCTGTTTCTGTAACCATTGCCTCTTCAAATTGGTTTTTCAAGTCTGCAATAATTGCAAGCAATTGATTAACCTGCTCTTCAATAACAGGGGTTACGATAGCCAAAATTGCTTCTGCATCTGCTGTAGGGTCCACCGCCATTTCTTCTTCTGCTGGTGTCTCAGTTTCAACTTCTTCTTCTTCAACTACTGTTTGAGCCATCTCTACTTCTTCAGTAGCGGCTACATCTTCTAAAGGCACATCTTTAATTTCGATAACCTCACCGCCTTTTACGACATAGATTTTACCTTCGATTAAATGTTCACCATCGGGTAATTTGTTCATACTATTTATTTAATTGATTACTTAATTTAAGGCCTAAGAACCCTTCAATTGAAAAGCCTACCTGGTCGTTTTCTACAAGCTTGTTGTAGTATTCTATATCAGTAACTTGAGCCGTTACCATTAGCGTGCCTGTTGGTACTTCAATACCATAAGTACTGTATGCTTTATCTTGCTTTGGGGTGTCTACAATCCAGGACTCTAGAATATAAGCGGGTACCGTTTTGCTTTGATCGTGCTCTAAATTAAACAGGTCTTTGTTACGCATATCTTGCATAAACTTACCATGTATAGCTTCAATTTCTGCAACTGAAAATTCAACCTCATATTCAAAGCCGTCATCATCACATCTGTATATTTGCATTGGTATCATAGCGGGTGCTACAATTCTATACTTTAAATCATCTGCGTACTTCATTACCTTTACTTCGCTATTGAAAGCCATACCTTTAACCTTTATGGCGGGCATATTTGTAAAAGCTATTTGTTCAATTCCTAAGTCTTCGCCATCTTCTGCATATTGCGGGTCAATGGTAATTTTATAAATTGGTAAATCTTTTGCCATGTCTATATTAATTTATTTATATATTTGTTAAAAAAAGAAACTATGATAACAATTTTAGACAAGGAGTTACCTAACAAAGTAACTGAATTAAGCATTGCACAATTCGAGGCAATCACTACAATCAATTCTAATGAAGAGCTTGACCCTATCGAAAAGCATTTAAAAGTATTTGAATATTTAGGAATTCCTGAGAAAGATTTTCAAGACACTGACATTGATACCTTTATTGAGATGGTAAAAGACTTTAACGCTTTTGGTTCTAAAGATGATTTAGTACAAGTTACTGAATTCGAGCTTGAAGGTTATAAGTATGTAGGTGAGTTTAAGCTGTCAGTTCGTGACACTAAGCTAATTGAAAAGTGTGTAATCCTTAAGGCACCTAATTATATTGCAGAAATTACAGCTATAATGTTTAAGCGTGAAGATTTAACTAACACTGAACACTACACTGACGCCCATTTAAAGCATAAAGCAAAGTTGTTTAAGGAGCTTAAAGCAAATGTTGCTATTCCTTACTTACATTTTATAGCACAAAAGATAAACCAACAAGCCAAAAATGAAACTACCCCAATCGTGGAGTGATATAACTGTAGAACAGTTCATTGAATTAAGTACTTTAGACACTACAGGCGGGTCCTATTCTTACAATAGTGAGGCCTTGAGTATACTTTGTGATATACCTTTAGAAGATATTGAGGATATAGACATAGAGGATATGTCCGACTTAATGTATGAGCTAGATTTTACTAAGTCACAGCCTAAGAATTCATTTAAAAATGAGCTTTTAGATTTGACTATTAAACCAATTGGTAAGTTGACGCTGTACGAGTACATAGACCTTGAGCATTATTTCGCTAGTGACTATGTTAAGAACCTTGCAATTATTGCGGGCATAAGATATAAGCGTACTGAGGTAGATAAGTTCTCTAATCTAGTGTATGAGCCTTACAGCTATAGTCCTAAAGATAGGCAAGACTTATTTTTAGAGTTACCTGTTACTGAAGTATACGGTCTTATCAATGAGTTCCTACAATTTAGAGATAACTTTCTTAAGACTTATGAGAATTTATTTAACCCTGAAGGTGAAGAAGATTTAACACCCGAAGAAAAACTAGAGATGGACCCCGAAGAGATAAAAGAAATTGAACAGACTAAGAAGTCTACAAAGTGGTCGTGGGAGTTAATGATCTATAACTTGTGCGGTGGTGACTTAACAAAATACGAAGCACTAGGGGAGTTGCCTCTGGTGTTAGTGTTTAATATGTTAGGTATGAAAAAAGAGCTTAGCCTCTAAAAGTTAAAGTACCTGTGAAGCTTCCACCTATTGGCTCAAATGAATAAGTAATTTTCTTTTGACTTTCTAAAATAGTAGCTACTTGCAAAATAGGGTAACGCTTAGTTAACCAATCAGTATACTGTGCATAAATCTCATTAGTGATACCTTGATTATCTAACTCTGTAGTTAATTGAGCACATAACAAAAACGGTTCTATTACTCCACCGTTCCAAAGGTTAGCACCATTGTTTAAGAAACCAAAGTAATACATTGCTATAATCTGAATTTCTAAGTTACCTAAAGCGGGCACCTTTGCATTGATCCTTACACTTTCGTATAGCGTACCGTAATCAATTAAACCTTCCTTTAAGATTATCTTCTTAAGTACATTAGCCATTTTTCTACGAGTGCCGTAAAGTACATTAAATTCACCGTTGTTTGCGTATGCCATTTTATAAGTTTATTATTACTTCATAACCTAAATTTTCGTATGCTAGTTTAGCGTACTTGTGTGCCATCTCTAAAGATTGTATCTCACCTTCTTCTAAAGTAGCGTTTATATTACCTGCGGGTATATCGGTATATAATAACATACCTTGTGTGTAGGTGTCACCATTTACATAAGTAGCTACTGAAATTTCTAAAGTAGTACCGTTTGCCCTGGCTGCGAATTCTAATCTACCATAAACTTCACTAAGTTTAAATTCAGTTCCTGCTATTAAGATGTCTTTTGTTGGTGTTGCTTTAATTTGTATGCTCATTGTTTTTATTTTTATTTATGCTAATATACCTGTATTTCTTAATGCTTTAACAATTTGTTTTAAAGTGTAGCCGTCAAATGTAGAAGCGTCGGTTACTGCTGTACCTACCCCTGCTACAAAAGTAGCGGCTGCTACTGCGGTAGTTGGTTGCACTATTGGTGTAGCGTTCCAAAACCCTATCTTTTGCGTTGTTGTTACCCCTATTTTAGTTCCTGCACTTCCCCCCATTGATATATCACCATTGGCGATTGATATTGCAAAGTTGCTTGTACCGTTAAAGCTATTAACACTTAAAGCTACATTACTACCACTTCCTGCATTAACTATTCTAGCGCCTGTAGTAGAAGCTCCTGCCCAATCTAAGTCAATGCCAAAGGTTTCAGCATCTCTTACCATGTAAAGTTTACGAGTAGCACCTGCAGCATATAAACCTAAAGATAAATTTGCCCTAACATTTACCTCGTTGTTACCTTGTACTTTTATTATATCTAAAGTATTAGCACTATTACGAACTCTAAATGCCAAATCCGTACTTAATGCACCCGCTGCTTTTACATCAAGTCTAGCTGAAGCTGAAGCTGAACCTACAGATAATGTGTTTACATTCCATATATTATTATTATTTCCGTAAAGTGTACTTTGTAAACCACAATTATATAATCCCCATCCCGTAGCGAATGAATCTAAATAACTTGTACCGCCTCTTAAATAAGTTGATGTTCCTATAGTTAATTGATTATTTGCCGTTGCAAATGATAACCCTGCACTTTCTTGCAGTACATTGCCTGTACCTTCAAATAAAATCCTGCCTACGGTACCTGAAGTTATAGCAGTAGTTCCTACTGTTAAACCACTTGAGATAGCAATATTACCACTCCCCAACAAAGAAGTGCTATTAATTGTTTTAATGTTTGTACCACTTACTAAAGTAGGTTGTATTCCTGCAGTTAATAAACTTCTATTTTTCCAAAGTAATGAAGCAGTATCATATTGTATTAAATCATTGTTTGCTACTGAGGTTATTTCTACATCGTGTATTTCGTTAAGCTCATAACCGTTTTGAATTCTATAAACAATAGTACCATTAGTAGGTGAAGTTCGTATAACCTTACCAACATACACAATATGATTAGGTGCAGAAGGTTTAACCCTTGTAACATAACCCGCAACAGTAGGGCTTAAATAAAGCGTGTCGCCATCTACTAAAGTATCGGTTGTAAATGGGTGGGTAGCTACGGCTCTAGTATCTAAGTTGTCTAGCGTTCCAATTATTAAAGCGTTGCCGTCTGAGTTGTTAGCAATGTCCGCTACAATTACACCAAAAGTACCCGCACTTGTTGCCTCAGTGTTTGCCTGTGCTTTAACATAGTTAGGCCTATTACCTGTACTTCCCGAAATATATATAATAGTTCCCGCATATAGAGTTACGCCTGTAGAGTTTCTACCTACAATTACCATCCTATCTGCAGTAGTTAACCCACCACCCGAAGCTGCATCTATAATCTGTTGGCCTGTAATAGCTGTGTTAACAGGTATACCGCCTACAATCATAGTACACTCAATCAAATCAGTTGCCTGTAAATCTCCAGTGTGAGGTGTTAGGTTAGGCCTCCAATCTCCCCAATTGTTAGGTATGCTCATAACTATATTAGTCTATTAGTCTATATTGTTTTGATATAATCCAAAAAGATAGGGCTAACATACAGGTAATACTTTCAGATTGTCACCAAATACTT